AGGTTCTTGTCAGGTCGAAGTCTTTGCTGCGCTCACGTGAGGCCGATCTATAACGACGGAGGTCTTACCCGCAGGGGTCGTCGGCAGAGGTACAACACCCGTCCTGGGAGTGCGTACAATCCTGAGAGTGAGTTCTTTAATCCTGAGAAGCAGCGCTTTGCTCGGAACGTAAAGAAGATCAACCCGAACCAGCGTTACAACTTGATGCGTGACATTCAGGATCAGCGCGTGATGCAGGGCGTGGATGACGTGGAGATTACGGACTCTGACATTCAGGAGCGTCTAAATAAACAGGCTATCCCTAAGAGTTTGCTGGCCATGATCGCTGCTGGTCTTCTCGGTAAGTCTGCTTCGCAAGGACAATTCGCCAGCTTGATTGGTATGGGACAAGGCCCCTTCTGATGCGACTAATAAAAAAAAGCGACAACCCATCTCTACCCTATGGTGAGAAGATGCCCATAGGGCTGAAGGGTGATGCGATGTTGGGGGCTGCGGATGGTAACGTTAATGAATTGATGAGGATTCTGGGTGCAGTGCCTGGCTATCGAGCTGCTGACTTTTCCGCTCCTCCATCTCCAGAGAATCCTGCTCTTCGTTTTTACAACGTCACTTCGGATCAACCTTCCTCACCGAATATCATCCGTGGTCAGATCTATGATCCTGAGCGTAATGCATACGGTGGTACCATGTCTCTTGGCGACATCCTGAATCGAGCAGAAAGAGACCCTTATCTTGCTGGCCAGCTCTCTGAGCTCTTTGGTCCAGGCGTTTCAAAGAAGGCGTTTCAAAAAAGGTTTGGTAGGGACGTTGATTTCGCCAGGCTGTTTGTCGACGTAGAGGGCAAAGGGGGCGGCACTGGTAAAGCCAATGTGATAAACAGAGGTACTAGAGCGGATGTCACACAGGGGGCACGAAGAACGTTGTGCAGCGTAGTCCCTGAGGCTTGCCGTTGATGGGGAGTAAGGGTTACTTTAATCCTCGGCTCAAGAGGTACGACAAACTAAACAATAGAAAGCGTGAAGCTAGAAGTAGTCAGATTCAGTTCGGAACTAGACTCGACCAGCGGGGCATTGTTCGATATTTCAAACGGAACCAGAAGGTTTCTGTGTTACACACTAGAAGACGAGCATCGTGATAAAAAGGTTTCTGGGGAGACGCGGATTCCCGCTGGAGAGTATAGAATTTCTCTTAGGAGGATTGGTGGCTTCCACGAAAAATATGCTTCTCGATTTCGTACGATCCACAAGGGGATGCTTTGGGTTCGTGACGTTCCTGGTTTTGAATATATTCTCATTCATTGCGGTAACACTGATGAGCATACTTCTGGATGTCTATTGCTGGGTGATACACAAGAGAACAACCAAGTAAAAAAGAATGGGTACGTGGGTCATAGCACTCGCGCTTACTTCCGCGTGTATCCATACATTGCTTCTGTTTTGGAGAGAAAGGAGGAAGTGACTATCTTGTACACTGATTTTGACACACCTAAATAACTAGACATGTGGGACTTCATCACTAATAACCTCGCCGAACTCATCATCGGTCTGCTCGCTTTCATCAAGATCGTCGTGAACCTAACTCCTACGGAGAAGGACAATCAGGTATTTGGTTGGCTTGACACCTTGATCAATATGATTATCTCCGATCGGAAGAAGACCCCTACTAAGTAAGGGTGTTGTAGAAACGCTGTAGCATCAGCCTTGCCTTCTGTGTGAGGGCGTACCGTACTCTGTAGTTGAACTTGGTCTCTTCTCGAAAGAGGTGATCTTCCATCTTGTTAGCTGGAGTCATCTTATCGAAGTGCTTGTACAGCCACCCTGAATTCACTAGCGGATAGATTATTCTATCCGCTAAGTGGTTTTTACGGAATCCGTACTCTTTGGACGCGTAGTCTATAGTAAAGAACTCTAAGTCGTATGCCCAAAGCATAAAGAGAAGTTCTTTTCGGTAGATGTCATTGGATTCTTCTGTGCTGGTCATCACCTCTCTCAGGTTCTTGAGGTGGTTGTGATTGACGTACTTTTGATCCAGGCGGGAGAAGTCCCTGAACATCTTCTTTTTGCTTATCTTACTCTTAGGCATGGATAGTGAACACAAAGATAATTTTCTGCAGGCGGTGCAGTCGTTGCATATTCAGTTAGATGATCTAACCAAGACATTTGACATGAAGGGCCAGGCAGTAAATATCATGCTTACAGGTATCCTAGATACAGATGTTTACGGAGACCCAATATTAAAAGCTGTTTTCTCTATGGATGTAGAGAACGAAGAGATGCTGATGGAAGCCTTTGATTTTCTTCGGTTCTCTTTTGAGACTAACATGCAAATGGGGAATGATTACCCCGACGAGAATGAGGATGAAGAGAGCGAGAATTGGTGGAGAGATATATTCGACGACCTGGACTCCCCAGAAAATTTAAACTAATGAACGGACTTATCCGCAAAATCGTAATCGGCAAAGACCCGAAGGACGCCATGGCTTATTACTTGGGTATGCGAGCTGGCAATGGGAACGTGTGCGCTATTGTATTAGACGACTCTCATTTGCATCGTTACTCTAAGAGTCGTTACCTCGTGTATATGGAGTCTGAGGGCAGTCAAGTATTGTGGAAGGCGGTCGATGACATGCCTTGCATTGTAGAGTTCGACTGTAACTTTTAATCATGAATCTTCTTTACTACTTCGTTGTGAAGCTGCCAAAGCGGTTTCACGATGAGGTCGCGCTCGGCGACCAGTCTATTTATATTGAAACTAAGTTTGACGAGTTCAAGCACAGGGTCAATGAGGGCGAGGTGGTTCACACCCCAGCCAAGTTTAATACCCCCGTGAAGCCTGGGGACACGCTGTACTTTCATCACAACGTCGTCATTAACGGGGGTATGCCGTTTGCAGATTACAAGGACTGTTACGTTGTGAGCTTTGATCCTAAGGTGGCTGTCAATAGCCATGCTTACGCCTACACCCCTCAGGGAACAGAAGAGATACTGCCCTTAGATGGGTGGACCATCTTACGTCCCGATGTAGCAGAAGAGATTGCCGACGCCATATTGGAGGTCGTAGATCTAAAGGACAAGGTGAGAACCACGGGTGTAGTAGCAGCACCAAGTGAAGATCTCGATGAGCTGGGCCTACAGGTGGGTGATACCGTAGGCTTTAGGAAGAACATGGACTACACGTTCAAGGCGCTAGGTGAGGAGTTTTTCCGTACTAGAACTCAAGATTTGCTCTATGCGTTCTAAGAAGTTCACTACTATCGATGCTGCTGAGCGCCTCATGAGAAGCATGGAGGTCGCTATCAACAACATGATCGAGGAAATAAAAAAGCCTGTTGATTCTGAGATCAATGGAAGTGCTAGGAAGGCTGAGCTTCAGTCTATTAAGCAGACTGCGATTGACTGCAAGGAGCTCTTGGTCGAGCGTCAGAAGTTGGAGCAGATGATGACGGACCTTACCTTAGGTGAGACTATCACCGATGGTAAAGATTACAACGGTGGATTTGCAGAAAGGTTTAGTAAGAAATGAAAATTAAAGAATGTGACGAGCTCATGATTGAGCTTGAAGAGAACGAGTGCTTATTGGCCGACGGGTTTGAAATGGCATTGATTGGAATCACCAGGGGTTCGAACCCAGTGGCTGTTTACGACGTTAATAGGATGGTCGGTATTCTTGTGGAGGTTGAGGACATGCACCCTGACGATGCAATGGAGTACATCGAGTTCAATGTGATTGGTGCTTATGTGGGGGAAAAGACTCCAATATATATTGACCTGGATTTTCAAAGAGCATGCTCACTACCAAACCACGAAATACCCTTAGGGGTTTAACTGTTTTACCAATCATATTCTCATTGTCTTGTTTGGGACAGTGTGACTTGGAGTTGTTGAGTTTCGATCCTGTACTTGGAACCGTAACAGTAGCATTCAACAACACAGAAAACTGTGGTGGCACTGGCGGTCCTGACGGAGTTTCAGAGCTACAGTTTGGATTTCAGGCTGTTGACGAAGACTGCAGTGCGATGAATATCGGATGGGACTTCCCGTCTTTTGACTTCCCTCTCAGTGCTACCAGTAACCATCCTGGATGGGTATACAGCGCTACCACTACGGAATCTCCAACTAACTGGACCAACCTGTATGACGAGTCGCTTGTACCCCCGTACTATACTGGGGACACCGTTACATTCCCCATATTCAACTCATACCAGTCGGACTGTGTAAACGGTCCTTTCGCAGGGCAGATGTACTGCAACCTAGAGAACGTCATAACATACTGGTATACAGAAGGGTATAGTATCCAGGCTGTCATCTGGCAGATCAGCTATGGGCAAACTATGTACGCTTCTGACGGAGGATGGGCTGAGGTTGGGGCGAATGGTGATGGCACCCCGTGGGGGACAGGTCTGTATGAAGACAACAACTTCATGGACAACTGGCTGGTAGTGGGTGACTGCGGAGACCCTGTTCCTGAAGTTATTTATGACACAGTGTATGTAGAGCTGCCTCCAGACACCATTGTGATTACGCAGTACGATACGCTCTACTATCCAGAGATATGTTGGATCTATGATACTGTGTACACAGAGCTTACAGACACAGTCTATCAAACAGAAGTGGTCTATCAAACAGACACTGTGTATGTTCCCATAAACTGGTACTTCTATGATACGACATACATCTACATCACCGACACTCTATATAACTATGAGTATGAGGTATTGAATGTAGATTGTGAGACAGGTTTCCCCTGTACGGTTCTTTCATCAAGTTGCCCGATATACATCCCTAATTCTTTCACGCCGAATAATGACGGGGTCAACGATGTGTGGGAGGTCGAGACTATGAACTGCTGGGATTCCTGGGTCCTAAGTGTTTATTCTAGGTCGGGGGTATTAGTTTGGCAGTCTTACTCTCACACTGATATTTGGATGGGTGGTGACGAGTACTATGTTCCAGACGACGTATATGTATACAGGCTTGAGTGCTCCATGCCTGGGGAGTCGTACTTAATTAATGGGCACGTAACTATTTTAAGGTGAGGAGTGTTTGTTTTTTTATGGTCTACCACGATAGACCTGCGTTGACCAAAATGTCGATTGACGACATGTCGTGTGCCATGCAGAGTTTGAATAATGCAGGCATTAACGTAAACGGTATTGTCATTGGCGACTCATACAACATCGCCAAGTTCTGTGAGAAGCTCGGTATAGAGCATGAGATGTTTGAGAATCAACCCATAGCAGATAAGTTTACGTATGCGTGGTTACGCGCTATACAGAAGAGATGTGACTACATCTGTTGGTATGGGAGTAATAACGTACACCATTCTGGGTACTGGGATGTTGCTATCGAAAAGCTGATGGGCAACAAAGTAGTGACGTTCGGAACGAGAAACTGTGTGATCATGTCTTCGGATGAGTCTCAGGAATGGGGCTGTTTGTTTAATCCTACACCAGGGTACCTCATCAGCAGCGGTCAGTTTTTTCTTACGTCGACTCTAATCAATACCGTCAACCTTTTAACTCTGTACGATCCTGATCAGACGTTCAACTTCGATGGGTTGTTGCTAGACCAACTTACAGATCGGTGGGGTCAAGACATTGTTGAGGTCATTAGTTTCGACGAGGAGGATTGCGTCGACGTAAAGAACGACGTGAACATACACAGCTTCGAGTCTTACATGGCTGTGCCTCAATACGAAAGAGTGAACGTCAAGAAGATAGCGGGCAGGCATCCTTGTTTGTCACACTACCTAAACGGATTTTACAACTGATGCTGGTAGATGTAGAGGGATATGATGAAAAGGCTATTTCAATATGCCCCAATGGTACGTTGGGCGACCACGTCGAGATCGGTGGGATTCTCATTGTGCTTCCCAAGGCGCCTAAGATCAAGGACATCCTCTACTGCGACTTACCCGTGCAGGATCAATCCTGGAGGAGAATTGATCTTCCCAAAGAGCTATCGCGTATTCGCTCTATGGATGAGTGGGCGGAGATGCCGAGGCAGTTCAGAGAAAAGTTTCGTCCATATATCGAGGAGGAATTTCGGCGCAGGCGTGAGGGTGTTTGGTTTTATAACCGAGGTGACGCTACATACATCACTGGTCGTCACTACATGATGCTGCAGTGGTCGGTTCTTGACATAGGATCGCCGTACTACCTTGATTTTCAAAGAGATATTTTCCTACATTTAGCTGCGTGTGAGGCGGACCCTCGTTGTATTGGACAGCTATATACCAAGTGTCGTAGATCAGGATACACCAACATTTGCTCTTCGGTAATTGTTGACGAAGCTACTCAGGTAAAAGACAAGCTAATAGGGATACAGAGTAAGACGGGTAAGGATGCTCAGGAAAACATCTTCATGAAGAAGGTGGTAACCATGTTCCGTAAATACCCCTTCTTCTTCAAGCCCATTCAAGACGGTACTACTAATCCGCGTATGGAGCTTGCCTTTCGAGAGCCGTCAAAAAAGATCACGAAGAACAACAAGACGACCACTATGGGGGACGCCTTGAATACCGTAATTAACTGGAAGAATACAACCAATAACGCATACGACGGAGAGAAGCTACACTTGCTGTACTTAGACGAGGCTGGGAAATGGGAAAAACCAACCGACATAAGAGAAGCCTGGAGGATCGAGAGGACTTGTTTGATCGTCGGTCGGAAGATCGTAGGGAAGGCTATGGTCGGAAGCACCGTAAACCCCATGGGAAAAGGGGGAAGAGAATACAAGGACCTTTGGGTAGATTCGGATCCGACGGACAGGAATGCGAATGGGAGGACTAGGTCAGGTCTCTATCGTCTATTCATCCCTGCCTACGAATCGCTAGAGGGATTCTTTGACGTCTATGGTCGTGCCATTGTAAATGACCCTGAGGAAATGGTGCAGGGCATTGATGGGGAGTACATCCACATGGGATCTAAGACGTTCTTGAAGAACGAGAGGGACAGTCTAAAGCATGATGCTTCGGAACTGAATGAGACGATCCGACAGTTCCCGTTTACTGAGGATGAGGCATTTAGGGATAGCATCGAGTCGAGTTTATTTAACATCGGACACATCTACGAACAAGTAGAACATAACGATGCGTTATTTCCAAACCCTGTAGTTTCGGGTCAGTTTTCATGGAAGGGCGGAGTCCAGGATAGTGAGGTTGTATTTACCCCAGATCCAAAGGGTAGGTTCAAAATTGCGTGGATGCCACCTTCCGAGTTGAGAAACAAGAAGGCTAATGAAAGGGGAAAAAGAGTCGCGCCTAATACTCATCTTGGTTGTGGCGGCGTGGATAGCTATGATCTCGATGCTACTGTGGATGGCAGAGGATCCAAGGGTGCGCTCCATTTGTACAACAAGTTCAATATGGAAGTACCTGCTAACATGTTTGTTCTTGAGTACGCTTCCCGTCCGCCGCTGGCTTCGATTTTTTACGAAGACGTTCTCATGGCGGCGGTCTTCTATGGGTACCCACTTTTGATTGAGAACAACAAGTATGGAATTGCTCGATACTTTGAGCAGAGGGGATATGATGGGTATTTGATGGACAGACCTAAACACTTGATCAGTAGTAGTCAGAAGGTTAAGGTCAAGACCAAGGGTATCCCATCTAACTCGGTAGATGTTATTCAGTCACATGCACAGGCCATTGAGGCTTACATCCACCAGCACGTAGGAATAAACAGAGATACTGGGGAGATTGGGAGCATGTACTTCAATCGAACTTTAGAAGATTGGATTGGATACGACATCAACAACAGGACTCGTTTTGACCTCACGATTAGTTCTGGTCTAGCGTTATTGGCTGCCCAGAAAGTGAAGCCTAAGGAAGTCGCTGCGTTCGACGAGAAGGTGTTCTTTCGTCGCTACAAACTGCGAGGCTGATTTGATTATATTTGTGGGATAAGTAATGTCCCCGCATGTATAACAATAGAACCGATTCTGCAGGGGGGTTCCCAGATCCACTAGCCTCGCAGGAAACAAAACTCTCTAAAGAGTATGGCCTTCAGTATGCTAAGGCTATTGAGGGACAATGGGGGAACGGACAGGACAACATGTCTACGTTCGGCGGTCGTAAGAACACCTTTATTCGTAATAGAGATTACGCCAACGGAACTCAAGACACCACCATTTACAAGCAGTTGCTAAATCAGGCCGATCCTAATTCGGGTGACGGCAGCTTGATGAATTTGGACTTTACTGCGGTGCCAATCCTCCCGAAGTTTGTTCGGATTGTGGTAAATAAGATCCTTTCTAGAAACCCATACCCCAACATTGAGGCTACGGATCCGCTGTCTTCCAGCGAGAAAAACGTACAGAAAAACATTCAGCGTAATCAAGTAAAGCTGCGCAAGGAGTTGCTTGAAATGCAAGAGATGTTGGGCCGCCCCATGGCTGGCATCGATGCAAATCAGATTCCAGAAACGGAGGAAGAGGTAGAGATCTTGATGGACACCAACATCAAGACTGATGCAGAGATTGCTGCTCAGGTTGCCACAGACATGACTTTGTCATGGGCGAACTTCGAAGACGGTACCTTTCGCCGATGCGTTAATGACCTTGCGGCATTAGGGATTGCCGTTGTCAAAAGAAAAAATGATCCGAACTATGGTATTGACATTGAATATGTCGACCCCGTAAATTTTGTTCATAGCTATACGGATGACCCAGGTTTCGAAGACTTGGTTTATGCTGGGTATGTTCGAGAGATTCCTTTGCACGAGCTGAAGCGTCTTGCGGGTGACGAGCTCACAGACGAAGACCTGAAGAAGATTTCTAAGAAGGCTCGGAGAAGTACATCTAACAGATACCCTAACAAACCGTATGCTACTGCTGGACCTGAGAAGGAGCAGTATTCAGGGTATGTGGTTCAAGTACTGGACTTCGAGTTTCTTTCTGTAGACACCATGTACTTTGAGGAGAAGGGGAACAAGTACGGGAACACAAACTTCTTTTACGAGGGTTTTGAGTACAAGGAGCGCAAGGGTAGCGTTTATGATCGCACTCCTCACACGATGGATATTGAGTGTGTGTACGAGGGCATGTACATTATCGGTACAGAGCACCTGATTAACTACAGGAAGCAATACAACACACCGAAGAACATGCACGACATCAGCCGTGCATCTCTCTCTTTCTCTGTGATCGCGACTAACATGGTCGCGAACATGCCGAAGTCCATGGTGGACAGCTGTATCGGATTTGCTGATATGCTTCAGCTCACACACCTGAAGCTACAGCAGGCGATCGCCAAGGCTAAACCTGATGGTTTGATCATCGACATCGAGGGGTTGGAGAATGTTCAGCTGGGCAAGTCTGGGGAGTTGCAGCCGTTGGACCTGCACGATATCTACGAGCAGACAGGTGTCTTCTACTACAGAAGTAAGAATCCAGAAGGTGGATTCCAGAACCCACCAGTCCGTGAGATCGGAAACAGTATCCGTAACATCAACGAGCTGATTGGACTATACAATCACTACCTCCGTATGATTCGTGACACTACGGGCATTAATGAGGTGGTAGATGCATCTACGCCCAAGGGTGATGCGCTTGTGGGGGTTCAGCAGCAGGCCATTGCTGCGAGCAACAACGCTACGTTCGATATCACCAATGCGGCCATGTTGCTGTACAAGAAGGTGTGTCAGGATGTGGTGAAGTGTGTCCAGATCCTTCCGACGGAAAGCGTTATTTACAGAGCGTATGAGAACGCTATTGGAAAGACTAACATGTCTGTCCTGGCTTCGTTTTCGCAGCTTCCTATGTACAACTTCGGAGTTAAAGTACTGAAGGACATGGAGGACAAGGACCAGCAACTTCTTGAGCAGAGCATTCAGATTGCTTTGAGTCAGAAAGAAATTGACCTGGAGGATGCCATGGCTATCCGAAACATCAAAGACGTTACTCAAGCAGAGCGTCTACTAGTTGTCCGTCGTAAGAAGAGACTTGAAGTGGCACAGCAACAGGCGTTGCAAAACTCCCAGATGCAGGCCCAACAGGCACAGCAAGCTGCGGAGTCTGCTGCTCAGTCTAGGGTTCAGGAGGTTCAGCTGAAGGCACAGGCAGACGCCAAGCTAATTGAGTTAAAGACTCAAGGTCAGCTGGCTATCCTTCAGGCTGAGCATCAAATGAACAAGGAGATAGAGATGATGAAGATTCAAAAGGTGCAATCTGAAAAGCAGCTAGAGTTTAATCAGAGGAGTGAGATCGAATCTCAAAAGGATAATAGGAAAGACGACCGCGTGAAAAAGCAGGCGGTTGAGCAAAGCAAACT